TTACACCTGTAGCGATGAGTGACACGCAAGTGACTGTAACCCTTGCCGAATACGGCAACACAATCAACACCACCGCAAAACTCCGTGGAACTTCGTTCTTGGACGTTGATGCAGCAGCAGCGAACCTCATCGGTTACAACGCTGGTGACTCAATCGACAAGGTTGTTCGCGATGTTCTTGCTGGCGGTGACAACGTTGCCTACGGTGGTGGCGGATCATCTGATCCTTCAAGCCGTGTAACGGTTGCAGCAGAAGACATCATTGAAGCCAACGACATCCGTAAGCAGACTGCTGCTTTGCGTGCTGCAAACGTTGCAACCTTCAACGGTTACTACATGGGTTACATCCATCCTGACGTGTCGTACGACCTTCGTCGTGAAACCGGCAACGCATCATGGAACGCACCTCACGTAGCTGTTGACACCATGAACATCTACAACGGTGAGATCGGAACCTTTGAATCAGTACGATTCATTGAAACCCCTCGCGCAAAGGTGTTCACCAACGCATCAAACGGAACCAGCACAACTGGAACGATTGACGTGTACTGCACACACATTATGGGTCGTCAGGCGTTGGCTAAGGCTTACAGCCAGGTTGACGGCAACGGCATGGTTCCGAAGGTCGTTCGCGGCCCAGTGGTTGACTCGCTCATGCGTTTCAATCCAATCGGTTGGTATTGGCTCGGTGGCTACGGTCGCTTCCGCGAAGCATCGTTGCGTCGCATTGAGTCGTCATCCAGCATTGGTGCAAACGCAGCCTAATTAGTTAGGTTCGTTTAATCCTCCACAAGATGTGGGGTAGCCGAGTCCCCTCGCTCGGTTGCCCCACTTTTTGTATTTGGTATAGTCTTTCCAGCGAAAGGTTTGTATGTCGATTTCTAATTATGCGGAACTGAAAATCCTTGAACACACCACGGGCAAGACTGCGTGGACTATTCCTTCAAACGTGTATGTGAAGTTGCATACGGGTGATGCTGGTGAGGATGGGACTTCTAATGCTGCGTCTGAAACGACTCGTAAGGTTGCTGCTTGGGCTACTGCGTCGTCTGGGGCTATAGCGACTTCTGCGACTTTGGAATGGACAAACGTTGCTTCTACTGAAACTTATTCGCATTGGTCTATGTGGGATGCGTTGACTTCGGGTAACTGTTTGTGGACTGGCGCGTTGTCGTCATCTGCTGCGGTTACTGCGGGCGATACTTTTCAGATCACCACTCTCACGCTGTCGCTCGACTAGCCGTTAGGGGATAACCCCTCATGGCGCAAACAGCAGTCACAGGTTTCACAGAACCGTTTAGTGACACTCGCCCGTTTTATCGGGCAACCTATTTCCGTGTTGTTGGTCGTACTGCGACTGGTTCGGGTGATGGTTCTGCTTCTGTTGCTTCGGGTTCTGCTCAGGTTCGTTTAGGTCAGTTAACTGACTTCAGTTTCCCTTACCGTTTCGGTGGGCGTTTCTATTTGGGTGTTCGTGCGGTTATCACCGTTACTGCTACCGCATCAGGTTTAGGTACTGCTTCTTCTTCGGCGCAGGTGTTGCGTCAACGGCAGGGTACGGGTAGTGGTACTGGTTCGGAGTCTGCGACACGGGTTGTTGTTCTTCTTCGTTCCGCGACTGGTTCGGGTGTTGGGACGATGGATTCAACGGGGTTGCATATTGCGCCTCGTACAGCGTCAGGTAGCGGTGTTGGCTCTCAGAGTGCTGTTGGGTCTATTACTCCTGTTAGAACGGCTGTGGGTAGCGGATCAGGGGCTTCTAGCGTCACGTTCATTCGTGTGCCTTTGCGTACTGCGACAGGATCAGGTGAAGGTTCGGGGGATGCCGTTGATCTTGTTGTCAACATTCGTACCGCCACAGGTTCAGGTACAGGCACATCAGTCACGCTTGGTGGCATCCTGTACTTCCGTAGTGCTACCGGATCAGGTGTTGGGGCTTCGTCTGCCGATTGGGTTAAGTCCCGTATCTTCCGTGTGCCATACACCTACAACTATCCAGGTGGGTACTTCGGTGGTGGGGATTTAGCAAACCGTTTAGGCCGTTATGACCGTTCGGGTGTTCGCGCACGAAACCTGTACAAACTCAAAACAGGTGAGTACACCATCGTTGACCAGCGTGATCTAGGTCAGGTAGAAAAACTGTGGCATGGTGGTCGCCTGCATTTCTTGGATGATGCTGAGGTCGCAGAACTAACCGCAGCAGGCTTTGGAGATAGCATCACCTGATGGCAATTTTCAGACCACCCACCGACAACTTTGTGCGCCCCACGCTCGCAGAGAACTTCACTAAAGGTTTAGTGCTATCTAAAGAGCAACGCCTTGCCAACCGTTTAGCAGCTCATGTTCGACCAACCGCTAGAGGCAGGAACGTGTTTCTGTTAACGAACGGCAACTACACAGAGAACGAACCATCAGACATGGACACTGTTGCGAAGGTGTACTACGGTGGGCATGACATTGAGGTTGACGCTACTGAGGTAGCATCACTTACCGCAGCAGGATATGGGGAGTACATAAGTGGTTAAACATCAGGAAACGCATCCTGATCTAAATGTTGAGGGATGCTTTGGTTGCAAGATTGCTCACGTTGGTATTGGTGCTGACGCTATGCCATCACGGGGCGGTAAAGCCAGGGTCGCGACGATCAACGCTAAAGACCGTGTGCTAGACAAAGACCTAGACGCATACAAGCGTATGAGACAGAACGGTGTTCAACCTAAGAACATTGATGGCTCAGCACAGGTTGAGAAACGAGCAGAAGAAAAATGGCAAGTCGAAACGGGGATAGTTCCAAATACCTAAACCTTGTTGGGGTGAACCTACCTCATGTGGGGTACGGAAAAATGGTTCAAGGTTTACGGGATGCTTTGTCAAGCAAAGTCAACCTTGTTGATGATGCTGAACGGGTCGTGTTCGCACTTAGACCTAACCTGATTAAAGGCTGGGTTGAGGGTCAGAACCCTGCATTGTTGACGATGTGGGAAACGAACTGGTTGCCACCAGAGTTCTCTGAATACCTACAACTGTTTGACACGGTGATTGTGCCGTCGCTACATAACTGGGAGTTGTTCTCACAGTTCCATGACAACGTGCGTGTAATACCTTTAGGCGTTGATCGTGAAGTTTGGCATCCGAAGGGACGGCCACAGAATGACAAGTTCAAGATTTTGTGTGGCGGGTCAGAGTGGTATCGCAAAGGCTTAGATGTGGTACTCAAAGTGTTCTTAGAAATGAACCTTCCCGACGCAGAGTTGCATATCAAGATCGTTCCCCCATATTTGTGTGCGCCGAACAACCTTGTTTACCCGAACGTGGTTATTCATAACAAGTGGATGACTGTTGAAGATGAAGCAGATTTGGTGCGATCAGCGGACTGTTTCATTTCTGTGTCCCGTGGTGAAGGTTTCGGGCTGATGCCGTTACAGGCAATATCTGCTGGTGTGCCAACAATTCTATCTGACGCTCATGGTCACAGAGAGTTCTCTGATCTAGCAACTCACCGCATCCCTACCCGTTCTGTGCCAACGAATGAGGGAACTTGGAAAGATATGGGTGATTGGGATGAACCTGAATTTGATGCGATATTTAGTGCGATCAAAGACCTGTATCACAACCGTGACCGTTACCGGCAACAAGCAGAAACTTATGCTGGTGAAACAGCAGCGTTCAACTGGGACACGGCAGCCGACCAACTGTTGCAGGTGGTGAAACCTACCGAAAACAGGGTGACGGGGAAATGGCAACCGTTAGAACCGACCTGTGAGGTGGAGGTGAAACGCAAGGTGAAAGCCGATATTGGTAGGCATCATGTTGATCTGAAACCAGGTCAAAAGTACCGTGTAGTGTTGAATGTGCGTGATGTATTAAGAGATTCTGGAGCATTGGTATGAACAACACAAGTAAGCCTGTTTGGGATCGACCAAACCCTAAGAAGAAATCTAAGAAGCTTTCCCCTAAGAAGAAAGCTATGGCTAAAGCGTCAGCGAAGAAGGCTGGCCGTCCTTACCCGAACCTGATTGACAACATGAAGGCCGCTCAGAAGCGTGGCTAAAACTCCTGCTTGGCAACGCAAGGAAGGTAAGAACCCTGCTGGTGGTTTGAACGCTAAAGGTCGTGCGTCAGCAAAGAAGCAGGGCATGAATTTGAAGCCACCTGTTTCTGCTTCACAGGCTAAGAAGTCTCCGAAAGCAGCGGCTCGACGTAAATCTTTTTGTGCGCGTATGGGCGGTATGCCAGGTCCGTTGAAAGACAGCAAGGGTCGTCCTACTCGTAAGGCTTTGGCTTTGCGGAAGTGGGACTGTTGAGGCGTGGTAATCTGATTGCCTAACTAGCGAAAGGTTGTACTATGCCAAAGGTCGGAAAGATGGAGTTCCCTTACACCGCTAAGGGTATGGCTGATGCCAAGAAAGCCAAGAAAAAGATGGCTAAGCCTATGAAGAAGGCTAAGAAAAAGAAGTAAATGTCTACTGCTGGTGCGCTCCTTGATCGGGTGTCACGCCAACTTCTTTCGGGAACTATCGAGGAACGAAACAAGTTAGCGTCATCTGTTGACTCTGATGACACGTCTTTTGTCATGTCTTATGAGTTGGCGGGGCTTCGTGCTGGCACAGTTTTTGAAGTTGATTCTGAACTGATTTATGTTTGGGAAGCAACAAGCGGTAACAAAACATTGACGGTTGAGCGTGGCTACGGTGGTACTACCGCAGCTTCACATTCTGCTGGTGCGATAGTGGTATTGAATCCTCGGTTCCCTAAAGCACAAATGTTGGAAGCGTTGAATCAGGACATTGATGATATGTCTAGCCCGTTGAACGGTTTGTTCCGTGTTGTGTCAGTCGATGTGGACTACAACGGTGCTGACCGTCAGATCAACTTGACCGGTGCGACGGCAATAATTGACTTACTTGATGTTCGTTTGCGTTACCTGAGTAGTGACTATCCGGTGATCCGCAAGGTTCGTTTACAGCGCGACCTGCCAACAAGCGATTTTGCTTCAGGGTTCGCACTTGTGTTTGATGAGTCGGTAATGGCTGGCACTTTGCGTGTCCGCTACAAAGCACCGTTCACCCGTGTGTCCACTATCAGCGACAGTTTACAATCCGTTGCCAATCTTCCTGTAACAATGGAAGACATTTTGGAGATGGGTGTGATGTCTCGAATGTTGTCAACCCGTGAAGTGAAACGTAACTTCATTGAGTCGCAAGGTGATACTCGTCGTTCTGATGAGGTTCCACCTGGGGCTATGCGTGACTCGTTCAGCAACATTCTGCGTTTGCGTCGTGACCGTATCATCGCTGAAGCAGCGAAACTTGCGAGACAATATCCGTTGACTATTAGGGCGTAGCGGTGGCAACGCTTATAGATTTTACTACCGCATACCGTGGTGGGCCTTCATTCTTTACGGGTACAGGTTCTACACAGGTAGTCCCGTACATTTACCCTGTTGCTATTAACGGCAGACCGTACATGATTGATACGAAGTCAAATGGTTTCGGTCGACAGTTTGATGCGCGTGTTCGTGACTCGGTTGACCAATCTGCCGAGCCTGGTGAGTCTGCTATTAACCCGCAGGGTTTGTGGCGTAGGTCGCAGTCGTCTTGGCATTATGGTGCGGGGCAAACGTATTCGGATACTGCTGATGCTGAGGCGTACCGTTTCCGCGCAAGTAAAGGTGTGAACGTGTGGAACCGTGGCGAGATATCGCTACTGCCAGCAACAACCCAAGCGTATTCTTCTGCACAATCCAACCTGTACATGGCTACAGCAAGTAACCGTATCTACGGTACGGAAGGACAAACGGTTCGTTACACAACCGACTGGTCAACTTTCACCACCGTAACTAGCACTAATGCTTCAAACATTTACAGCATCACTTCTGACGGCTACAACGTGTTCTTCTCTTACGCTGACGGCGACATAGATCAAACCAACGCTGGCACATCGGCTGCATCGAATTACATCACCGGTATTGAAGCTGGCGTGTTGGCTTATGTCCGTGGTCGTTTGATGGTTGCTGGTCAAGGGGTAGATAAACGCAAGATTTGGAACATCACCACTACCCCAGGTTCTTCAGCGAATAACCCGACAGCGTTGTACACCCATCCGAACGATGACTTTAATTGGGTTGGTTTCGCTGGTGGACAAAACCAAATCTACTGTGCAGGTTATGCAGGTAACAAGTCGTTGATCTACAAGACTGGTATCAAAGCTGACGGTACAGCGTTGGATATTCCTACGGTGGCTGCCGAGTTGCCGTTGGGTGAGATTGTCACTACCATTGACTCGTATCTTGGTTTTGTTGTCATTGGGTTGACGACAGGGTTGCGGTTCTGCTCGTCGGACAGCGACGGCAACCTTGTCGTTGGTCCATTGATCGAGACAGGAACCTCGGTTAATGCGTTCGCTGCTATCGGACAGTTCGTATATTTCGGGTGGACAAACTATGACGAAACCTCTACAGGTATTGGTCGTTTGGATGTTGGTACACAGGTCAGCGTCAACCAGCCTGCCTATGCTTCAGACTTGATGGTTACGGGTCAGGGTGCTGTTGTTGATATCCATGAGTTCGGTAACAAGGTGGTGTTCACTGTTGCTGGTTTGGGTGCGTACCGTGAGCATCCAACGGACAAGGTTGCGTCAGGGTATTTGGATTCAGGTATTTACCGTTGGGGTGTACCGGATACGAAGTTTATTCCGAAATGGGATTTGCGTACCGAGCCGTTGGATGGGACTGTGTCTTTGTCGGTGGCATCGGATTCGGGTGATTTCCGTTCTGTTGGTTCGCAGACTGTAGAGAACTCGTTGGAGTCCACGTTTGATGGGTTTGAGTCGAAAGTGTTTGAAGCTGAGGCTCGTTTGACTTTGGATCGTTCGGCTACGGACGCTACGGCTGGGCCGATTGTGACCCGCTGGTTGGGTCGGGCGTATGCTGCGCCGTTGCGTTCGCAGATTTTCTCTGTGCCACTACTTTTGCACCACAAGTTGAACATCCGTGGCTTTGAATACTCAATGGATGTGGATACCGAACTGAACTATTTGCGTGACCTTGTGGAGAACCCGCGGGTTGTGACCTATCAGGAGAACGCCAGCACGTTTTCGGTGATCGTTGAGGATGTCCGTTGGCAACCTGTGGACTCTGCGAATAACCATAACGCTTGGGACTGGAACGGAACCTGCACCATCATTATGCGTAGTGTAAGATAGCCCCGTATGCCTGCTTTTACACGACGACAATACGCTGGTGCTGCTGCTGCGACAACGATCACGGCTGGCATCAACACAACTGACACGACTTGTTCTTTGGCTGCCACAACAGGTTGGCCGTCTACTGCGGGTGTTCCTTTTTATGTGGTGATTGATCCAGGTACTTCGGCTGAGGAGAAGTGCAGTGCAACTATTTCGGGTTCGACTCTTACTCTTACTAGGGGTCAGGATGATACGAGTGCAAGTAGTCATTCTTCGGGTGCGACGATTTATCCGGTGTTCACTGCGAATGATGCGGATGAGGCTAATGAGGTTGTTAGCAAGCTGACGACTAAGGGTGACTTGTTGGTTACTTCTGGTTCGGCTTTGAACCGTTTGGGTGTTGGCGGTAATGGTTCTATTTTGAACGCTGATTCGACTGCAACGAATGGTGTTGCTTGGTTGGCTGCTGGTACTGCTGGTTATGTTCTTACGTCGGCTGGTGCGGGTAATGCACTAACATGGGCCGAGGCGGCTTCGCCTTCAGATTCAGACCAAAATGTTCTAGCAATTCAAGTTTTTAGTTAAGGAGTAATCATGGCAACATTTACGAAAAAGAAACTGTCAGGTTCAACTGATGGTTTGGCTATCAAGGTCACGGGTACTGGTACTGGTTCGACGGTAACTGTTCATACTGCTGTTGCTGGTACGACTGCTGGTGTGTTTGATGAGATTTGGTTGTATGCGAATAACACTTCTACTTCGGCTGTGAAACTCACGTTGGAGTGGGGTACTGCTACGGCTGCTGATGGCAACATTGAGTTGACGATTGCTGCTGAGGCTGGTTTGGTTCTTGTTGTGCCTGGTTTGATTTTGCAGAACGCAAAGGTTGTGAAGGCGTTTGCTGGTACTGCTGATGTGATTTTGCTTTCTGGCTTCGTTAACGCGATTGCGTAGGGTCGAAGCATGACGCTTCGTTGGGATACCCGTAGTCGGGCTGGTCAGTCTGTAAAGAATTGGTTTAACCCTGTCCTCCTCGCTGAGTATTTGGTTATTGCTGGTGGTGGTGGTGGTGGAACTGGAGTCAATGCAGTATCAAACGGTGGTGGTGCTGGTGCTGGCGGTTATCGCAGTTCGGTTCTCGGTGAAAATTCTGGCGGTGGTGCAAGTGCTGAAGCACCGATAACACTTGCTGCGGGTGTCACATATACGGTGACTGTTGGTGCTGGTGGCACTACTAATGCTATTGGCTCAGATAGTTCTATCGCTGGAACAGGTTTGACAACTATCACTTCTACTGGTGGTGGTCGAGGCGGTGGTGGTTTCGCTGCTGTAAGCACAGGTGGTTCAGGTGGTGGTGCGATAGGAAGTCTTGCATCTTCTTCGGGTGCAGCGGGAACAACTGGTCAGGGTTTTGCTGGTGGAAACAACCCCGGTACTTATGCTTCTGGTGGTGGTGGCGGTGCTAGTGCTGTTGGTGGTAATGGTTCAGCAGGAATTATTGGTGGCCCAGGTGGTGCTGGTGTTGCGTCGTCCATTACGGGAACATCTGTTACCCGCGCTGGCGGTGGTGGTGGTGCGGCTGACAATGGTGGTGGTGCTGGTGGTTCTGGTGGTGGTGGTGCAGGCGCACCAGCAAACGTACCTGGAACGGCAGGAACAGTAAACACGGGTGGTGGCGGTGGTGGTGGTGCGAGTCAAAGCAGTCAGGCTGGCGGTATCGGTGGTTCGGGTATTGTGATTTTGCGTTACCTAACAGCAGACGCAGCACAAGCAGGTGTTTCTGTTAGCGGTGGAACGATAACTACTTCGGGTGGGTACACGATTCATTCGTTTACTTCGACTGGTGCTACGACTGTGACGGTGGGCTGATGCGTGGCGGTAGAACAAAAGTCAGCAAGTATGTTCGTAACGATAATCCTGCTACACGTTCTGTTGCTATTGAGTATCTGATTATTGCGGGTGGCGGTGGAGGTGGTTCCGACCAGTCAGCAAACACTGGTGGCGGTGGTGGTGCTGGCGGTTATCGGTCATCTGTTATTGGAGAATCAACTGGTGGTGGTGGAACCCTAGAGGACCGTTCCGCAATCAGTATTGGTGCTGGCACATATACGGTTGTTGTTGGAGCTGGTGGTGCATCCAATACAAGTGGTTCCGATTCGTCTTTTGTTAGTTTTACGTCCACTGGCGGTGGTCGTGGTGGTACTACAAACCAAAACGGTACTACTGGTGGTTCGGGTGGTGGTGGTTCGGGTGACACAACATTGCGTACTGGTGGTTCTGGGACATCGAATCAAGGATTTGCGGGTGGCTCATCTTCTTCTGGGTCGTACCTTGCGGGTGGTGGTGGCGGTGCTAGTGCTGTTGGTGCTGCTGCATCAACAACAAGTAATGGCGGTGCTGGCATATCATCATCTATTACGGGATCACCAGTCACCCGTGGTGGTGGTGGCGGTGGTGCAAGATTTGGTGGTTCTTCTACTGGCGGTTCTGGCGGTGGAGGAAACTCGTCGGCTGCTGCAACTGCAAACACTGGTGGCGGTGGTGGTGGTGGTTTGCTTAGTATCAATAGCGGTGCTGGCGGTGCGGGCGGTTCGGGTATTGTGATTTTCCGTTACATCACATCTCAAAGTTCTGGCTTGCAAATCGTTGGTGGAACAAAAACAACATCAGGTGATTACACGATTCATTCATTCACATCAACTGGCACAACAACCGTGTCTGTATTATAAGGAAAGTCATGGCACATTTCGCAGAAATAGATTCAAACAACAAAGTCCTACGAGTAATCGTTGTCGCTGACGAACACGAAGCCAACGGTGCAGAGTGGTGTCACAACCTTCTTGGTGGTACGTGGGTACAAACGAGTTACAACAACCGTATTCGCAAACAGTACGCAGGCATCGGTTTCACTTATGACGCTGATGCTGACGAGTTTGTAGCACCACAACCATTCCCATCATGGACGCTCGACAGCAACAACGATTGGCAAGCACCAACACCAAAACCAGAGGGGTCATTCACTTGGGATGAAGAAACTCTGGCATGGGTCGAAACACCCGCTATCTAATCATCATCCCCGCAGTACTGTTCGCGCTATTCGCGAAACCTGCTAAAGCCGAAGAAGTCGGTGAGTGGACATACAGCCAGTCCTGCCCAACATCAGGTTCAGTCGAAGTAGTTGACAACACAATCATCCTGCATGGCCCCGATCAAGGTGGATGTTCCGGTGCTGCTCATTGGGTGAAGATTGAGACCACAATCCCCGCAGATGTAGACACAATAGATTTCACTTGGGCATATCAAACCAACGATGGTTGGGTGTACGACCCACCGCAGTACGGCATCAACGGCGTATACACCTTGCTTACACAACAGAACAACGCGACAGGTTCGCTGTCCGTACCCGTCAATGAGGGTGATGTGTTTACGTTCCGTCAGTATTCGACTGACACCTGCTGCCAACCTGGGTATCTAACTATCAGTAACCTGTCGTTATGGGAATCTATAACCTCATCCACAACGTCAACGACGACTACTACTTCTACTGTCCCCGAAACGACTGTCCCTGTCACCAACCCGACTACTACGACAGTTCAAGAAACAACTACCACTTCTACGACATCGACAACAACCACGTCGTCAACAACGACGACAACCTCAACGACTGTTCCTCAAACCACAACTTCTGTGGCGAGCTCAACTAGTACTACCAGTACTTCCGTACCCCAAACAACAACAACAGAATCAACAACGACCACAACACAACCACCGCCAGTACCAACACCTGTTACACAGCCTCAAATATCCGAGCCAGAACCCGTTGAGCCTTCCGTTCCTGTAGAGCCTGAACCAGACGAGACAGACACCACAGAGATACCAGTAGAGGAAGCCACGCCAGAAACGACGCTTCCCGAAGAAACAACCACGACAGATGAAACATATCCTGAGCCATCCCCCGACACTACAGACGAACCAGTTGAGGACACAACTCCCCCTGAAGTGGACACAACCCTGCCAGAAACCCCTGAGACACCCCTAGAAGCCCCTCTAAGCGACGAAGAAGTGGATTCGCTAATAGCAGAGGCAGAAACCACAGAAGCCCTTGTAGAAGCCCTAGCCGAACTCAGCCCAGAACAAGTAGAACAAGTCTTGGAATCCCTGCTCGCTCAGGAACCATCCGAAGAACAGGCAACCGCCCTCGCGTCCAGCCCCGAAGTCCTAGCCGTCATCAGCACCGAACAGGCACAACAAATCTTTGAAGTCCTAGACGTGGGCGCACTCTCCGACACACAAACCGAAGAACTAATCGCAGCAATCGAATCCGCACCCACCGAAATCCGTGAAGAATTCGAGGACACCATTGACATCTTCGGTGAAGGCTTAGACGACTACACCCCCACCGGCTCAACCATCCCAGTCGGAGAACGACGAACCCTCATCGCAGTCACCGCAGGGATAACCCTCGCAGCAGCAGGTACTAGAATTAGACGCTAATGAGAAAACTTTTGGATTACCTAGCAGACAACGCATGGACATGGGCTGGCACAGGCATGGTTCTCATCACCCTCTCAGGCCCAACACTCCGACAGGCAACCCTCATAACCGGAATAGTCGTTTTGGTACACTCGTCACTAACCCTCTCCAAGAAAGACTGAACATGGCAAAGCTTCAAAACATCATCTTCCGCATCTTCGCACTATTCGGATCAAGCGCATTGGCCGCTGTTGCTGGTGGTGCTTTGATTGGTGTAGACCTGTGGAAGTCGGCAGCACTTGCAGGCATCATGGCTTGCGCCCAAGTGATTGAGAAGTTGTTGCGTTTCAGCGTTGACGGTTCACTCACCAAAGAAGAAATCGAACTCGCGTTCACAGGTGCAGTTAAGACCAAGCCTGAAGTCGCAGAGTAATGCCAAAACCAAACTGGCCTGTACGTCCTATCCGCTGGTGTGAACATCTTAAAGGCAAGAAACCTTCTGAGATTACACCAGCTATGGTCGCCCCCATCACGGGTGGAGGCAAGTTGGAGAAGTGTGCTGCGGCAGCGTGGGAAGAAATGGTTGCAGCAGCGAAAGCAGAAGGCATCGTCCTGAAACCAACTTCAGCCGGTGACACGCTCCGCTCAATCGCCCAACAAACCGCAGGCTTTATATCGCGTTATCAAAAGGAACCGATTGCTGGTGCATCCACAAAGAAGTGGAACAACGAAACCTGGTATCTGAAGAAAGGTATGGCTATGTTGGCTACACCGTATGACGATCCAGCGAACGACAAAGCGCGTGGCTCACGCCACCTTTACGGTATTGCTGTCGATGTGGCGAACGCTAACGGCAAAATTCTTGCTTGGCTACTGGCGAATGAAGTTAAGTTTGGGTTCTCGCATGAAGTTCTAGGTGACGCTAATGGCAAGGGGGCCGAGCCCTGGCATTTGCGTTTTGTAGGAAAGCCTGCTTGATGTGGATGCTGGGATCGCTCTCGTTCTTGCTGCTGCTGTTACTGGTGCTTTTGGTCTGCTGACCGTAGTCATCCAACGTTTCAAAGCAGAGAACCGTAAAGACCATGACACCGTTATGGCTATGTTGCGTCTAATGCGTAGGGCGCAAGACCGCACCGAGGACAAGGTGGATACCGTTTCTGACCGTTTGACGGAACACATCACTAAGCACTAGGGTGAAGCACCCAAAGAAAGGTGCTTGCAAATGGCAAAAGGATTAACTACCGTTGAGTTAACTTTGGTGCGTGACTGTCTCTTGAAATCTAATCCTGGGAGGGATCAAGCTGACGCACTATGGGAAGTTATCGAGAAGATAAACAAACTCATAGAGGGAGCAAGAGTTGAACAAGCCCGTAAAGCAAAGTCTGCTAAGTGAAATACGATCTGAAAAAGTTGTGCCGTCAGGCCGCATCCCAAGAATCCAGCGTGTACTTGAAGGAATGGACGAAACAGATCGCAAAGAACTTATTGAAGCGTTAGACGATCATCTCATTCCCGCGCCCGCAATTAGCAGGGTGTTAGAGCGACGAGGAATAGACTTAGACGCATCTTCAATCAACAAGTACCGTCGAGGGGAATTCGCTCATGTCACTAAAGGATGAATTAGAGGAGCAATCCCAACCGCCTGAGAACCAACGCGCATGGGCTGAAGTAACACCCGATGGTGGTGAAATTTCTACTGGTGTTCTACCTACACCGATCACATCAGACTGGACAGCAATACTTGTCGGGTTCGGTTTAGACCCAACCGTATTTGAAGTTGTTGATGACACGGTACGAATGTCTAAGTGGCAGACCTCTAAGCGTTTAGAGAACGGTGACAGAGATGTTGCATGGCTGTACTCGTATCGTGCGAGGTTCCGTCGCAAAGCAAACAGGGTTTTACCTGATGAAGATATTGAGGCGTTACGGCAGAAGGTTTCCAAATGGAAGCAACCTAAACGCCCCGCAAACAAACCATCTGATGAGCCACCATCCACGTTCGTAATCAACTGGGCTGACCTACAGCTAGGTAAATCTGCTGGCGGTGGTGTCGAAGCAACCGTCGAACGGGTGCTGGAATCATTGGAGAAAACGGTTCAACAACTCCATGACCTTCGCCGTAAAGGTAGGAACATTGAGGGTGCTGCATTAGTAAACATGGGTGATCCGTTTGAGGGTTGCGATGGGAACTATGCGAGCCAGCTCTTTACCGTGGAACTCACCCAACGTGAACAGTTACTACTTGGTGCAGACCTGTTCGCTAAAGGCATCAGCACGATCGCATCGCTTGTTGATGTGTTGGATGTTGTAGGTGTGCTGTGCAACCACGGGGAGTGGACACGCCGAAACGGGAAAGCCGTAACATCAGACTCAGACAATGCTGGTGGATTCCTAATGGATGTGCTGTACCGAATCCTTGACACACAGATACCGAACCTTGAATGGACTATCCCACACGATGAGATGGTCACAACCAAAGTGTTATCCGATGTGAAACTTGCGTTCGCTCACGGCCACAAGATCACCGGCAAAGAAGTTGACTGGTTGAACTCACAGTCAATAATGATTCTGCGTGAACAAGGACGCGAACCTGACCTGTGGATCACAGCACACAAGCATCACTTGCAAGTCACCGATCATGGTGCATACACCCGTATCCAATGCCCGTCGATGGATGGTGGATCAAAGTGGTTCGCTGACTCTAAAGGTATTTGGTCTACCCCAGGCACACTTACCCTGCTGGTAGGTCGCCATGATAAACGTAACTGGTCTGATCTGGAAGTCCTATGACCGACGCACGTTTATGCCTATGCGTATATCGTGGGGTGATCCCCCGCCCCCCTGACTGTGGAGAAAAGCCCGATGACTTTGATGAATAGAACCGTCGTTTACATCCAGTGGGCTGACACCCATCTGTCTGAAGGTGGCTGGCTAAACATGGACGAATACGAAGACGATGGTGAATGTCTCGTAGACACCGTAGGGTTCCTAGTACCAGTAGGTGAACCAGGTTCCAAAGATAACCATGTGACCGTATGGCAAACCATTTGCAAAGAAGAAGGCATCCACGCTATACATATCCCTGTAGCGATGGTGCGCGACATGAAAGCGATTGACTTGACAGTAACCGTGTCACACCCCTAGATTAAAAATACCTGCACAAACCATAGGAGGAAAAATGCAGAATCTATCAACCATCCCCAAGCCAACACACGGCAGCCAAGACTGGCTTAACCTACGTTGGGCAAACGAAAAAGGTGAGAAACGAATCACCGCATCAGTAGCCGCAGCAATTCATGGTGAACACAAATACACCACACCAGCTGACCTAGCGGTAGAACTATTGGCAGCAACACCCCCTGTGCCAACAGAACAAAACGATGCGATGCGTCGAGGCACAATCCTTGAAGGCCCACTCATGGGTTGGGCAGGAGAAATCCT